AATCCTTTTAAATAATCCTATGCAAAGAAACAATAGTAAAGATTTGTGGACTCTACTCATAATATATTGTACGGCATTATTATTAGTTGCTTTACTCCTATCATAATAGGTTACAACCTAATTTTAAGGTAGCAAGGTCCAACGATAAATACAAAGGTGGATATAGTTGTTATATCTGTATATATTGTTAAATACAACCGATTACAATGGCATTTGAAAAGAACGATAAACGAATCAATAGAGCAGGTAGACCAGTAGGTGCACTCAATAGAAGTACCGAGCAAATGAAAATCAATTTGGCTAGGGCTACCAACAATACGCTCAACCACCTTTCAGAAGATTTAGAGAAGATACGAAAGAAAGATCCTGAAAAAGCAATAGAACTTGCTTTAAAACTTATGGAGTACACACTACCTAAGTTAAGTAGAACTGAAGTGAAAGCTGAAATAGAACAAAGGATTCAGCAGATATCAGTACACATTGTACAAAAAGAAATACCTAATGAGTAATCTTAATATAGACACTACGGTATCATATCAACACATTGAGAATTCTCCAACGAGAGTTACACATCTCATAGGCGGTTCAAGATCGGGCAAGACATACGCTACGATTATGTGGTGTATCGTACAGGCATTGCAAGGTAAAGAAGATATTACAATTGTAAGAAAAACTTTGCCAGCGGCGAAAAGGACGGTGATGAAAGATTTTAAGCAAGTAATGGAAGATTTAGGGTTATGGTTTGAAGCCGATTGGAATGCAACTGATAGAGTTTATTCATTTAATACAGGTTCTGAAATACAATTCATTTCAACAGATGACCCACAAAAATTACGCGGAATTAAGAGTTCTATCTTATGGATAGAAGAAGCAACGGAAGTGGATTCAACTTCTTACTTGGAATTATCTATAAGATGTACAGGTAAAATTATATTAAGTTATAATCCAACTTGTTCGCCTTTCCACTGGCTTCGTGAGATGCAAGATTGTACACGTTACTTTACTAATTACAAAAATAATCCATTCTTAGAAAAGAGTGTAATCAAAGCGTTAGAGGATTTAAAGAATACAAACATTAAAGCGTATCAGGTTTATACAAAGGGAGAATATACCACAAACGATAAAGCAATCTATGATTTTGAAATAGTAGAATGGTTACCGGATGATGCCGTTTTTATTGCATATGGTCTGGATTTCGGATTTAGTTCTGACCCGGTTGGCCTTGTTTCACTTTGGAAATTAAATGGTAATGAGATATACATCTTAGAACACTGCTATGAAAGAGGAATGGTGACAGCAGATATTATAAGTCTATTAAAAGGAATTGTAAAAGATAGAGAACAAATATGGGCTGATTCATCAGAACCAAGAATGATTGAAGAATTAAATAGAGCTGGATTTAATATAAGACCAGTAGTGAAAGGAAAGGATTCAATAAACTTTGGTATAGGTGTGTTAAGAAACTATAAGATAAAGATACCTAAAGCATGTCAGAACTTAGTAAATGAAATGTATGGATACGAATGGGAAACAGACCGATTCGGTAAACAATTAGATAGACCCGTTGGATTTAATGACCACTTATTGGATGCTGCTCGTTATGTGGCAATGATGGAACTATCACAATCAGCAGCGAATAAGGGCAAATATACAATTACAATTAGATAATATGGAAAACCAATTAGATTTAAACAATCTTACAAAAGCAGATTTTATGGCGATGGCTGAATATGTAGCTCATACCGAAGCAATTAACAATAAGTTATTAGAAGAATTGAGAGAAACTAAATCATCCTTAATGGCAACATTACAACAACGTAATTCTTTAAATAAAAAGTTACAAACCTTATTGTTGGATAAGATGAATACAGTTGATATAAAAGCAGTAACATCAGTACCAATCAATACAAACTTAGAGTTGATTAACCCTGAACAATATAGAGAAAAGAAAAACCAAAGATAATATGAAACAAGAAATAAAGATAACAGTACCAACACAATGGTCAGCAATCACGTTAAAGCAATACCTTAACTTACAAAGAGATTTGAAAGTATATGGTGAGAACGAAGATGGATATACAGCATGTTTAATGCATCACCTATGTGGATTCAATGTAGATTACCTAACACAATTAGATACTGAAACATTCCAAAAAATTAAAAATGATTTGATAGGGTTTATGGGTAATACCGAATTCCCTTTACAAAGGTTTATACAAATCAATGGTGTTGAATACGGCTTTGAACCTAACGTATCAAAGATGGCGTATGGTGCGTATTTGGACATTGCAAAGTATGATACATTTACAATAGATGAGAATTGGGCTAAGATTATGAGTATCTTATATAGACCTGTTACATCTAAGACTGGAGCTCTCTATGAGATTAAAACATACGATGGTTATATAAATGAGGATAGGTTTTTAGAAGTTCCGATGCATATTCACTTTGGTTCATTGTTTTTTTTTGTACGTTTATTAACGGACTTGCCGAATTCTATCCAGAAATTTTTGATGGATACGGAGGTAATTCCTCACAACATCAAGTCAATTTTGGAAAAAAGTGGAAAAATTATTCCTCCGTTGTCCAATTAGCAAATGGTGACATTAGAGTAATGGATGATATAACTCAATTACCATTAGAACAATGCCTGTTGTTTCTATCATATCAATCAGATTATAATGAGTTACAAAACCGCTTACATAAAGAGGCTATATCAAAAGCAAACTAATAACGAATACTTTTATCGGTATCGTTGTTAAAAGAGTAAATTCATTACATTATGCCAACACCAGCTTACTTAGCTAGATTTCAAGCAACCTCAGGTATATATTTAGGACCAACGAGGGGAAAGAGTTCTCCGAAGAATAATCGTAGAGCTTGTTTGTGTATCAAATCAAACACATACTCACGTAAATGTTGTAATGGTGCTCTAATAGAGCAAGGTATCGGACAAACGGAAGTACCTTATTCACAAACATAAAAAATACTCAAATATAATTTTATATGGCCATATTAAATAAAACCCAATTAGAAGCGGTAAATCAAGGTAACTTTCCTGATAACTCACAAGGTCTAATTACACCAGCGTTATTAAGAGATTTTAATACTGATGTAATCGATAGTATGCAAATCACCGGTTCTGCCGGCGGGAGTGGTACATCAGGTACTGCAGGAACATCAGGTACTTCGGGTACTTCGGGTACTTCAGGAACAAATGGTACTGCTGGAAGCGGTGGAACATCAGGTACAAATGGTACTGCAGGAAGCGGTGGCACTTCGGGTATAAATGGAACATCAGGTATTAATGGAACTTCAGGTATCAATGGTACTGCAGGAAGTGGAGGAACATCAGGAACTTCTGGTACATCATTAGATTTTCCATTCTCTGGTTCAGCACAAATAACAGGCTCTTTAGGAGTAACTGGTTCAATCAATCAATCAATAGGAGTTTATAGCGGAAGCTTAATCTCAAACATATACGATATATACACAAATGTGCCGGTGGCGACTAATGTTATTACAATAACATCTTCATCATACGCAACATTAGTATCAGGTAATACAACTGACCCTAATACGGTTTATATTATATCAGGTTCAAACTTAACTGCGGGTAGTAGTGGTACATCAGGTACTAGTGGAGTAAATGGTACGAGTGGAGTAAACGGTACATCGGGTACAAATGGTACATCAGGTACTTCAGGAACAAACGCAAGTGCAGGTACATCAGGTACATCAGGTAGTAGTGGAACAAGCGGAACGAGTGGTACTTCAGGAAGTAGCGGGACTAGTGGAACGAACGGTACTGCAGGAAGTGGTGGCACTAGTGGCACTAATGGAACTGCAGGTAGTGGAGGTTCAGCGGGAACTTCTGGTACATCAGGCACTTCAGGAACTTCTGGTAGTAGTGGTACGAGTGGCACCAGTGGTACTTCAGGTACAAGTGGTACAAATGGTACGGCCGGTAGTGGAGGTTCAGCAGGCACATCAGGAACATCAGGAACAACTGGTTCTTCTGGTACAAGCGGACAAGATGGACAATCAAATACATTCTTTAATTATGAAGCAAAGACTGGTGTAACAACCGGTGACCCTGCTAGTGGACATATCATATGGGATAATGCAACTCAAGCATCAGCAACATCAATAAGTGTAAGTGAAATAGACTTAAATTCTGATAACGTTGAT